TAGTAAATTAATTTTATCAGTAAGAAGTGGACAAAGAAAGTATAAGAAATCTCAAGAAGTTGCAAAAAAGAATGGATTTAAAAACTCAAAGATAGAAAATTATTATGGACATTCATCATCATTTGATGCGATGGTTAATGATATAAAGGATAAACAAGTTATTGGGCCAGATGGTACAGAGATATCACAAGAAGAGGCCGAACAATTAATTAGGTCAGGTGGTGGTGGAGATAATCCATCCGATACAGCCACATTAGTGTTTGATAAAGATTCAAATAAAGTGATAATGTTATTCCATTCAGATAAAGATAGTACTGAAGCTCTTGTTGCACAATCAAGTATTAAGGCCGAAGCAGAAGCGAATGAAGAAAATATTGATAAGATGGTTGAAGATGGTTCACTTACAAAAGAACAAGGTGAAAAAGTTAAAGAAGACCAACAAGAATTGGTACGAAAGAATGATGAAATAGAATCCAAGTTAAAGAAAGTAGTGAATGAACCAGGTAAGTGGTTCTTAAAAAATGTAAAACTAAAAGATGCACTCAAGAGTATTATGAATGATGAGAATCCTGATGGTAGTACAGATAAAAATTCAACAAAATCTAAATGGAAATCAGTTATAAGTGCAAAAACTGGTAAGATTAATGACAAATTAAAAAAATATTTACCAGAAGGTGCTGACCCAAACAATCCATCAGATGAAGAAGCTTTAGAGGCATTTCTTAAGTTTATGGGTAATGATGATAAGGGAGTAGATAAAGATGGTGACCCAATAGTACCTACAGATGGTCAAGTAACATTGATGGAAAGATTAAACACAAGATTTCTTGAAAAGGGTGCACCTGATATATTTAGTGAATTAGAAGATATTAGAAATGAATCTTTACAAGTACAAAGAGATTTTATTACAGAACAAGATAAAATAAAAGTAAAGGTAGATGGTAAAGAAGTGGGAATGGGAACACTATTAGAAGGTAATACCGTATGGAAACAATTTCATTTAGAGGCAGTTAATTCTGATTCAGAAAAGGGAGTTCATAAACATCCAGGTATGTTTGAAACTAATCATGGTGGACTTGCAGTTGATGGTGAAACACTAACTAAATGTATGGGTGGTGATATTAAAAATAAAAATGATTTTATAAAGGATTTTGAAGTTGGGCCACTTGAAGAACAAAAAGGTGTTAGTGGAACACAAAAAGGAAAAACTACAGGTGGTAAACGAATTGTATATGCAATAACATCTGGTGGTGATAGAATAGAAATTGGTCAAAAGGTAATGAGAACTAAGACTGGTAAGACAGGTAAATTACAAACCGTGTATAATTGGTCTAAAGATATGAAAGAATGTTTTGAAAAAGAGGGTAAAAGATAATGAGGACTCAATTACTATGTACATTCACTAAACAAGATAAACTAAATGAATCTATTGATATCATAGTTTCTTGTAATAAAATTTTATATGATAAGGTTTATGTCTTTACAGATGTAAATGACCCATCACAATTGTTATGCACTTACAATGTGGAATTCAATGAAGACTTTCAAGAACCAACTATAGATACTATATCTCTTCATAGAAAGAAACAATCAAATACACTCTACACAATCAATGCACTGAATGAAGTTATTCGTTCAAAGAATAATGGAATCTTAGATAAGAAGTTCATGGTTGATTGGGATGAGTTTCAGAACACACTATTATTAACAAATGAAAATGGATTAACAAAGATTCCTACAAAGATTCATTCCATTATAGATGTTAATGAGTGGTTAAAATAAAAAAATTAAAAAAAAATTAAAAAAAAATACGGTTTGGGATTTTTAGTATATATATATAAATATACTTAATAACTTAAGTATTAGTTTTTTGAAAATTTGAAATCAGAAAGTACAGAGAGTAATTAACTTTGTATGGGATTGACCGAATAATGGGTAGACTTTAGAAGCCCATAAGGTAATCTGAGATGAGTTTGTGGTGAACCTACCGAGGTTAGAATAATTTTGGTAGTTGAGACATCAATCATTTAATGTACTTGAAGAAAAAACAATAGAAACGATTCTATTGACCTTGTTGTGGGTAAGGGTAATACTGAAGTCCCACTTTATGACCGAATTAATCTAATCTTGGAGAGATAAGGTAATGACACAGAGGTTGTACTCACTTCAATGAGATTAACCATCTTGAGAAGAATCATCGTAACTGATGGGTGTTAGGTACAAGGTAGAAAAAATCCAAGCTTCAAGTTGTAGGTAATCGTTAATCCTACATCCCCATAGATTTCATAAAATTAAAAAAATGGTCACACGATTTTTAGTTTCCACCTTATATACAAACTTAAAAACAAGATGACCATTTTTTTTGCAAATAATGAAAATAAATCCGTTTTTTACAAATATATATGATATATATTATTGTATCAAGGTTACACTTGAATACCAATTAACAATTAAACATAAAACAATAGGAGATAAATAATGGACTTAAATGCTATTCGTAAGAGGTTATCACAACTTCAAACTACAAACAACAGAACATCAAGTCTTTGGAAACCACAACCAGGTAAAACTCAAATCAGAATCGTACCTTACAACTTAAATAAGGACAATCCTTTCATTGAGTTATTTTTCCACTACAATCTCAACAATCGTTCATATCTTTCACCAATATCATTTGGTAGACCTGACCCGATTGAAGAGTTTGCACAGAAACTTCGTGGAAGTGGTAACAAAGAAGATTATCAATTGGCTCGTAAATTAGAGGCAAAGATGAGAACTTTTGCACCAGTCATCGTTAGAGGTGAGGAATCACAAGGAGTAAAATTTTGGGGATTCGGTAAAACCGTATACCAAGAACTACTTTCTGTAATTGCAGACCCAGACTATGGTGATATTACAGACCCAGTTAATGGTCGTGATGTAGTTGTTGAGTTCATATCAGCAGAGGAGACTGGAGCCAGTTATCCTACTACAAAGATTAGAGTAAAACCTAATCAAACACCAATTTCAGATGAACCTGAAATCTTGGAAAAAGTAAAAGACCAACAAGACATTACTGAAATTTATCAAGAGTTATCTTATGATGACTTATCAGGAGTATTAAACGAATGGTTAAACCCATCCGATGATGATACCGAAGGTGAGGAATCAACAGATACCGTAACGACTTCTGAATTAGAATCTTCCAAAGTGAAAGATACATCAGAAGCATTTGATGAATTATTTAATTCATAAACAATAACAATATAGTGTGTGGTAACATACAAGAAAAGTAGAGATGGGTGTTATTGTATTCCCTAACTACACACTATTTTAACTTAGGAGAAAATGAATGTCAGTAAATGATGTATTGGCCGATACTTTGGCAAGTAGTCTAAACAAAAAGTTTAAAGATAACAAAGTGGCATACTTCTTAGATGGAAGTGATACCACACCAACAGATATAAAAGACTTTATATCTACAGGTAGTTCTATGTTAGACTTGGCAATATCAAACAGACCTAATGGTGGTATTGCAGTTGGACGAATCACAGAAATCAATGGATTAGAATCAAGTGGTAAATCATTACTTGGTGCACACATTCTTGCAGAGACTCAGAAGAAAGGTGGAGTTGCAGTTTATATAGATACTGAGACTTCAGTTTCCCAAGAGTTTATGGAAGTGATTGGTTTAGACTTAAATAAAATGTTATACCTACATTTGGAAACCGTAGAAGATATCTTTGAGGCAATTGTAGAAATCGTAACTAAAGTAAGAGAATCAGACAAAGATAGATTAGTAACTATTATGGTTGATTCACTTGCAGCCGCTACTACGAAAGTAGAGTTGGATGCAGACTTTGATAAAGATGGTTGGGCAACTGCAAAGGCCATTATTATATCAAAGGCGATGAGAAAAGTTACTCAGATGATTGGAAGACAAAAGGTTGCACTTGTGTTTACTAATCAATTAAGACAAAAACTCGGAGTAATGTTTGGAGACCCTTGGACTACAAGTGGTGGAAAGGCATTACCATTCCATGCTTCAACAAGAATCAGATTGAAGAACATGGGACAAATCAAAGACACAGGTAAGAATGTACTTGGTATGAAGTGTAGAGCACAGATTGTCAAGAATAGACTTGGCCCACCTTTGAGACATGCAGACTATGATATGTACTTTGAT